GTTCAAACAGCTTCATTTGTATATGGATCAAATGGATCAGCTGCTACTAATGGTAACATAATAACTTCATATGATAAGTTTAAGAATGCTGAAACATATGACATATCGTTCTTGTTAGCTGGTGCAAACGAGCAAACAGTTGTAACTCATTTAATTAATAATATTGCTGAGTCAAGAAAAGATTGTTTGGTTGTGTTCTCACCAAGACAAACAAACGTACTCAATAATAATTCATATGCAGGTAAAGAAGCAGAGGATATTATTGAATATAGAAATTTATTACCATCTTCATCATATGCTGTAATGGATTCTGGATTTAAATATCAATACGATAAGTATAATGATGTTTATAGATACATTCCAGGTAATGGTGATGTAGCTGGATTAATGGCAAGAACAGATCAATTAAGAGATCCATGGTTCTCACCTGCTGGTTTCAATAGAGGTAATATTAAAAATGTTATTAAATTGGCATACAATCCAAACAAAGCTGAGAGAGATCTATTATATAAGAACGGTATTAATCCTGTTGTTACATTCCCAGGTCAAGGAACAGTATTGTTTGGTGATAAGACATTACTTGCTAAACCAAGTGCATTCGATAGAATAAATGTAAGAAGATTATTCATTGTATTGGAAAAGGCTATATCAACAGCATCACAATTCTCATTGTTTGAGTTCAATGATGACTTTACAAGAGCACAGTTTGTAAATCTGGTTGAGCCATTCTTGAGAGATGTTCAGGGTAGAAGAGGTATCACAGACTTTAGAGTTGTTTGTGATGAATCTAACAACACACCTGAAGTAATTGATAGAAATGAATTTATAGGTGACATTTATATTAAGCCTTCTCGTTCAATCAACTTTATTCAGTTAAACTTTGTAGCTGTAAGATCTGGAGTTGAATTCAGTGAAGTAGTTGGACAATTCTAATAAATAAAGAATAAAAGGAGAAAAATAAAATGGCTTTCAATGTAAATGATTTTAGAGGACAACTAGCATTTGGTGGTGCTAGGTCTTCATTATTTAGAGTCACACTACAGATTCCTGCAGGAGATGGAGATGCAGGTGCTAAATCACAATTTATGGTGCAAGCTGCTGAATTACCAGCAGCTTCCCTAGGTTTAGTAACTGTTCCTTATTTTGGTCGTCAGGTTAAATTAGCTGGTAACAGAACTTTTGCACCTTGGACTGTTACAGTAATTAATGATGAAGATTTTAAAGTAAGAAATGCTCTTGAAGCATGGAGTCACAAAATTAACACATTCGTAACTAATGTTGGCTTTACCGCACCTTCAAGTTATAAGTCTCAAGCTATCGTAGAACAGTTTGGAAAAGCTGGTGATATGATTAGAAGATACAAATTTGATGGTTTATGGTGTTTGGAAGTATCAGCAATCGGTCTTGATTGGGCTACTGATGGTGTACAAACATACACAACAACATTTGAATACGATTGGTGGACAGTTGATGATGCTGGTACAACAGGTGTAAGTACTAACGAAGTTCCAGCATAATAAGTTTTTAAATTATGTCAAATTTTATATATTCGAAAGCCAAGGAAGATTTCTTAGCAGGTAATTTAAATTTATCCTCTAATACAATAACCTTGGCTTTAGTTGATTCAAACTTTTATATTGTAAGTGATTCGCATGAAGATCGAGCAGATATACCAAATAATGCAATTGTTCTTGAATCTAATCTAACAGGTAAATCTATTAATTCAGGAATTTTTAGTGCTGATGATGTAACTTTTACTAATGTAACAGCAAATACTGCTGAAGCAATAGTTTTATATCATAATGATGTTGAAGGTGGTCAATCGACATCAAGATTGATTCTTTATATTGAAAATGCAAATGGACTTCCAACATCATCTGGAGCTAATGTAGATATCAATATAAGATTTTCAAACGAAGCTACAAAAATATTTTCATTATAAACAGTTTATTTTTGTTCGAATATATAGTATAGTAGATACAAAAAAGGAAACTAATGGAATTTTTTGGCTTCAAAATAGAAAAAGATGATCAGAAGAAAGAAGAAAAAAATCTTCAAGCAATTGTTCCAGATACCAAATTAGATGGTGCAACAGAAGTTGCTCATGGTGGTATATATGGACAGTACGGTG